ATGAAAAATACTGTAAAAATAAACAGTGCTGATTTAATCAACGCTGATTGCCTGCATTTTATTCAGTCCCTGCCTGATGACTCCATTGATCTGATTGTTACCGATCCGCCGTACTTCAAAGTGAAGCCCAACGGCTGGGACAATCAGTGGAAAGGGGACGAAGATTACCTGAAGTGGCTGGACCACTGTCTGGCCCAGTTCTGGCGGGTGCTGAAACCTGCCGGAAGCCTTTACCTGTTCTGTGGACATCGCCTGGCATCTGATATCGAGATCATGATGCGTGAACGTTTCAACGTGCTTAACCATATCATCTGGGCGAAGCCGTCCGGACGATGGAACGGGTGTAATAAAGAAAGTCTGCGCGCATATTTTCCCGCCACAGAGCGTGTTCTGTTTGCTGAACATTACCAGGGGCCATATTGCGGCAAAAGTGACGGCTATGCGGCAAAAGAAAGGGAACTCAAACAGCACATAATGGCACCGCTGATTTCGTATTTCAGGGATGCTCGTGCCGAACTGGGTATAACGGCAAAACAGATTGCCGAAGCCACTGGTAAGAAAAATATGGTTTCCCACTGGTTTGGTGCCAGTCAGTGGCAGTTGCCGAATGAGGCTGACTACCGGAAGTTGCAGGCACTGTTTTCCCGTATAGCGGCAGAGAAGTTTCAGGAACAACAACTGGAACAACCACACCACCAGCTGGTGGCATCTTATGATTCACTGAATCGCAAATATTCTGAATTGCTGGATGAGTTTAAAACTCTCCGGCGCTATTTCTCCGTATCAGTTTCCGTGCCTTATACCGACGTCTGGACGCATAAACCCGTTCAGTTCTACCCGGGTAAACATCCGTGTGAGAAGCCTGCGGATATGCTCCGGCAAATAATCAATGCCAGTAGTCGACCAGGCGATCTGGTTGCTGATTTCTTTATGGGATCCGGTTCCACAATAAAAGCAGCAATGGCGCTGGGGCGTCGGGCGTTAGGTGTTGAGCTTGAGTCAGATCGGTTTAACCAGACGGTGAAAGAGGTAAGTGAACTGGTGGGGAAATAATTCTGGTGGCCACGTTGCCTGGCCTTTTTATTTCCAACACAGCACCCGCAAATAATCGCGAGGTGAGAGATGACGAAATGCCTCATAACCCAAATACCTGGCCGGACTGGCTGGAGTTGTTCCAGAGCTGGTGGCGTGGAGATACGCCGCTGGGCGCAGTGATTATGTCGATTGTTATGGCTGGTTTGCGTATTGCCTATTTTGGTGGTGGTGGCGGCTGGAAACGAAAATCACTCGAAATTTTTGCTCTGTGGCGCTCTGACGCTGACATTTGCATCCGCGCTTGAGTATGTCGGATGGCCTAAATCGCTTTCTGTTGCCATTGGTGGTGGGGTGGGGCTGATCGGGGTCGATGCAATTCGTGGGGCTGCAATGAGAGTAATCGGTAACAAGTTTGGTGGCTCTAAGGAGTAATTTATGCAGGCACTAAATTCCCAGCGTAAAGCTTTCCTCGATATGGTGGCATGGTCAGAAGGAACGGATAACGGGCGACAACCGACACGTAACCACGGTTATGACGTTATTGTTGGTGGTGAACTGTTTACTGATTACTCCGATCACCCTCACAAACTTGTCACGCTAAACCCGAAACTTAAATCAACAGCTGCCGGACGTTATCAGCTTCTTTCCCGTTGGTGGGATGCTTACCGTAAACAGCTTGGTTTGAAAGACTTCTCCCCCAAAAGCCAGGACGCTGTGGCATTGCAGCAGATTAAAGAGCGTGGCGCTTTACCGATGATTGATCGCGGTGATATCCGTCAGGCAATCGACCGTTGCAGCAATATCTGGGCTTCACTGCCGGGCGCTGGTTACGGTCAGTATGAACATAAAATCGGTGACCTGATTGCCCGATTTAAAGAGGCTGGTGGGGTGGTAAATGAAGTTGAGCTATAAGTTGGTTATCGCTGCTTTCTTCGTTACTGTCATTGGTTCTTTTATCTTTTCAGCGAATCATTACCACAATAAAGCCATTGAATACAAAAAGCAGCGCGACGAAAACGCAATGGCATTAGATTCGGCTATGGCGACGCTCTCTGATATGCAGAAGCGTCAACGTGACGTAGCAGAACTTGACGCCAGATATACAAAGGAGCTTGCTGATGCTAACGCGACTATCGAAAGTCTCCGTGCTGATGTTTCTGCTGGCCGTAAGTGGCTGCGCGTCAAAGCAGTCTGTCCCGACATGCATAAAATCACCGCCGCCTCCGGCGTGGATGATGGCTCCAGCCCCAGACTTACTGACACCGCTCAACGGGATTATTTCGTTCTCAGAGAGCGCATTGAAACCATAACTAACCAATTGAATGGCCTGCAAGAGTATGTGAGATCACAGTGTTCATATTAGAAAAGTCTTACCATAAGATTTTTGTATATGGATGCATTATGTCTCAATACGCGCGCGCTGCTTTAATTGCTTATTATTTGGTTGCTGATAATTCATTATCCCCTCGTGATGCATGGGAGGCTGCAGTCGCTGAGGTTACAGAAAGCGAATCGGCAAGAAAGAAAGGATGCCCAAGGGCAACGTTTCTCGCTCTGACGGATAGCGGTTATCTGAAGAATGTAAAACCACAGCATGGGGAGAGAAAGGTCGGTAAGTTGTACCAAAGGGCAATTGAAGTTGCGAATCTGATTCTTGATTTGCCCGGAATCAGCAAAGCTGAGTTAGTTGATAAAACTTGCTATAAAGACAGGCAAGGGTCTTATGACATTGTTCTGACACTCGCTCAGTACGGATTTCTTCAACGTCCTCAGTAAGATATCAAGTGATTTATGGCCTCGCTTTTAGCGGGGCTTTTTCACATCTGAATTTCACTGCGCACCCCACGCGCACATTATCACCCGAGCCTTTCAGAAAGTTGAGCCTGAGAACTGCCGTATATGGTGGCGACCATCTCGGGGCGGCTTTTCTGTGGGGCAGGCTCAATTTTCTAAAAGGTAATAGCGCTATGAAAGCAATCACGCTTTTTAATACACCGATCCGTGTTGATGAATCAGGAATGATCTGCCTCACTGACATGTGGAAAGCTAGTGGTAAAAGTGAATCTGAATCGCCGTACCACTACCTGCGAAACAAGCAGACCAAAGAGTTCTTGGCTGAGCTGGAGAAAAACCACGAATCTGTGGTTTTTACGGAACGCGGTGTGCACGGTGGAACTTATGGAGGAAAGTTCGTTGCTTATGATTACGCAGCATGGCTAAACCCTGAATTTAAATATGCAGCCTATAAAGTCCTCGATGACTACTTCACCGGAGAGCTTCAGCATCGCAGCAGCTTAAGTGCACAGCTCAATATGAAGTGTCACGAGTTTGATCAGAAGAAAGATATGGCGAGCTTTTGCGGGCAGGGACTGGCTGCTTGGCGTTACACCAAGCCAGTTCTGATGGCTGAAATTAGTAACCTGGCTACCCAGCTGCAGCTCACAATACCCGGGCTGCATTCATAAGCGCTCGAATCAATATGCCTACCACACCACTCGTGTGCGGATGAACAGTGTCAGCTCATGTAAGACAGCAGATGGTTCAACCATATGTGGAAGTGTTCCAATATCCAATTTGCGCAAAGCTTTATTATCATCTTAAGTAAGATATTGATTATCAGATTGATTAAATAATCTTTTTTCATAATCCCTCTTCAATATTCAGTTTTAATGGAGGGAAGAATGCGGAGTTTGTGATTTGCGTTGTAGACAGAGAAGAGTTAAACGAGTCGATTTATCATGCCTGCCTTAATCCCCAGAGCCTGCCGTGTTCGTGGCTGCCGCCATACCACCACAGACCCGTCAGGCTACTGCGAAAGCCACAAAAGCGAAGGCTGGAAGCAATACAAGCCAGGACAATCCCGTCATCAGCGCGGCTACGGTTCGAAGTGGGACAGTATCCGCGCGCGTGTCCTGAAGCGTGACAAAGGCCTGTGTCAGTTATGTCTGCGTTCTGGTGTGGTGCGTGAGGCGAAAACTGTTGACCACATCATCCCTAAAGCGCATGGCGGCACTGATGCTGACAGTAATCTGCAGAGTCTGTGCTGGCCGTGCCATAAGGCGAAGACGGCCCGTGAACGGTTAAAGTGATAATAATTCTCAACTGTCTGAGGGGAGGGGCGGGTCAAATCCCTGTGACCTGACGTCTTCCGGACTGCCCGCCCCATCGTTTTTTTATACCCGCGAAAAATGAAATTTAACCAGGAGTGCCGCATATGGCTGGAACGGCGGGGCGTTCCGGGCGTCGCCCCAAGCCAACGGCGCGCAAGGCGCTGGCCGGAAACCCCGGCAAGCGAGCCCTGAACAAAGATGAACCCGTTTTTACGCCCATCAAAGGTGTTGAGCCACCGGAGTGGTTCGCTGAAGAAGAGCTCCCTCTCGCCACGATCATGTGGCAACTGACAACCAAAGAACTCTGCGGTCAGGGCCTGCTGTGCGTGACTGACCTCGCAGTGCTTGAGCGGTGGTGCGTAGCCTATGAGTTCTGGCGACGTGCCGTGAAAAATATTGCCAGACAGGGCAACACCATCACCGGTGCAATGGGCGGCATGGTCAAAAATCCGGAGCTGACCGCCAAAAAGAACAGGAGTCCGAGATGAGCAGTACGGGGGCAATGCTCGGACTCGACCCCAGCAGCCGCCAGCGTCTGATTGGCCTGGCGGGGCAGAAGAAAGCCACTAACCCGTTTCTGAAAATTATCGAATCATGAGCCGGAAATCTTACCCCAACGTAAATGCTGCAAATCAGTATGCCCGGGATGTCGTGCGCGGAAAGATTGTTGCCTGCCAGTTTGTGATTCAGGCCTGCCAGCGCCATCTTGATGACCTGATGGCGGAAAAAAGTAAGTCGTTTCGTTACCGCTTCGACAAGGACCTGGCTGAACGGGCCGCCAAATTTATTCAGCTGTTGCCGCACACCAAGGGTGAGTGGGCATTTAAACGGATGCCCATCACGCTGGAGCCGTGGCAGCTATTTGTGATCTGCTGTGCGTTTGGCTGGGTCAATAAAGGCACCCGGTTGCGCCGCTTCCGGGAGGTGTATACCGAAATTCCCCGTAAGAACGGTAAATCGGCAATCTCTGCCGGTGTTGCCCTGTATTGTTTTGCCTGTGATAACGAGTTTGGCGCGGAAGTGTATTCCGGTGCCACGACAGAGAAACAGGCGTGGGAAGTCTTTCGTCCGGCGCGACTGATGTGTAAACGCACACCAATGCTGACGGAAGCGTTCGGGATTGAGGTTAACGCCTCAAACATGAACCGTCCGGAGGATGGCGCGCGGTTTGAACCGCTGATCGGTAACCCCGGTGATGGTTCATCACCCCACTGTGCGGTGGTGGATGAATATCACGAGCACGCCACCGATGCGCTTTACACCACGATGCTTACCGGGATGGGGGCGCGACGTCAGCCACTGATGTGGGCCATCACCACTGCCGGGTACAACATTGAGGGGCCGTGCTACGACAAGCGGCGGGAAGTCATCGAGATGCTCAACGGCTCGGTGCCCAACGATGAACTGTTCGGGATCATCTATACCGTTGATGAAGGTGACGACTGGACCGACCCGCAGGTGCTGGAAAAAGCCAATCCAAATATTGGCGTGTCGGTTTATCGCGAATTTTTGTTAAGTCAGCAGCAGCGTGCGAAAAATAACGCCCGTCTGGCAAACGTCTTTAAAACAAAACACCTCAATATCTGGGTGTCGGCGCGTTCGGCGTATTTCAACCTGGTGAGCTGGCAGAGCTGTGAGGATAAATCACTGACTCTTGAGCAATTCGAGGGGCAGCCGTGCATTCTGGCCTTTGACCTGGCGCGTAAACTGGATATGAACAGCATGGCGCGACTTTATACCCGCGAGATTGACGGTAAAACGCATTACTACAGTGTGGCCCCGCGTTTCTGGGTACCGTATGACACGGTGTACAGCGTCGAGAAAAATGAAGATCGCCGGACAGCCGAACGCTTTCAGAAATGGGTGGAAATGGGCGTCCTGACCGTTACCGATGGTGCTGAGGTGGATTATCGCTACATCCTCGAAGAGGCCAAAGCGGCGAACAAAATCAGCCCGGTCAGCGAGTCACCCATCGACCCCTTCGGGGCGACCGGGCTCTCACATGACCTTGCTGATGAAGACCTGAACCCCATCACTATCATTCAGAACTACACCAACATGTCCGACCCGATGAAAGAGCTGGAAGCGGCAATTGAATCGGGGCGCTTTCATCATGATGGCAATCCCATCATGACCTGGTGTATCGGCAACGTGGTCGGCAAAACCATTCCGGGTAACGATGATGTGGTGAAACCCGTCAAAGAGCAGGCGGAAAACAAAATCGATGGTGCAGTTGCGCTGATTATGGCGGTTGGCAGAGCCATGCTGTAACGAGAAAGAAGACACGCTGTCTGATCACATTGAGTCCTACGGGATCCGCTCGCTTTAACTGAGGTAATTATGATCATGCTGATTTTCGCGCCGCTGGTGGGCGTGCTGGGTGCGCTTTTGCTGGCGTATGGTGCCTGGCTGATTTATCCCCCGGCGGGTTTTGTTGTTGCCGGGGTGCTGTGCCTGTTCTGGTCGTGGCTGGTGGCGCGATATCTCGACCGTACACAGCCGTCTGTCGGCGGAGGTAAATAGTGTTCTTTTCGGGATTATTTCAACGAAAAAGTGACGCGCCGGTGACCACGCCAGCAGAGCTGGCGGATGCTATCGGGCTGTCATACGACACCTATACCGGAAAGCAGATCAGCAGCCAGCGGGCCATGCGACTGACGGCGGTTTTTTCCTGCGTCAGGGTGCTGGCAGAGTCGGTCGGGATGTTGCCCTGCAATCTGTATCACCTGAACGGCAGCCTGAAACAGAGAGCCACCGGCGAACGTCTGCATAAGCTGATCTCCACGCATCCCAATGGATATATGACGCCGCAGGAGTTCTGGGAGCTGGTGGTCACCTGTCTGTGCCTGAGGGGAAACTTTTACGCCTACAAAGTGAAAGCATTTGGCGAAGTGGCTGAACTGCTGCCCGTCGATCCTGGCTGTGTGGTACCGAAGCTTAACAGTAGCTGGGAGCCGGTCTATCAGGTCACATTCCCGGACGGCTCCACGGATGTGCTGACCCAGGAGGATATCTGGCATGTGCGCACGCTGACGCTGGACGGCCTGGTGGGACTGAATCCCATCGCCTATGCCCGCGAGGCAATATCGCTGGCGGCAGCGACCGAAGAGCACGGGGCCAGACTGTTCAGCAATGGCGCGGTGACGTCGGGTGTGTTGCGTACAGAGCAGACGCTGTCGGATCAGGCTTATGAGCGCCTGAAGAAAGATTTTGAGGAGCGTCACACCGGGCTTGGCAATGCTCACCGCCCGATGATCCTTGAGATGGGGCTGGACTGGAAGTCGATGGCGTTGAACGCAGAGGACAGCCAGTTCCTGGAAACCCGCAAGTTTCAGCTTGAAGAAATCTGTCGTCTGTTCCGTGTGCCATTGCACATGGTGCAGAACACCGATCGCGCCACCTTCAACAATATCGAAGAGCTGGGGCTCGGATTTATCAACTATTCACTGGTGCCGTATCTGACCCGCATCGAACAGCGGATCAACACCGGACTGGTACGAAAAAGTAAGCAGGGCGTTTATTACGCCAAATTTAACGCCGGGGCGTTACTGCGCGGGGATATGAAGTCCCGTTTTGAAGCCTACGCCACCGGGATCAACTGGGGAATTTACTCTCCCAATGACTGCCGCGACCTGGAAGATATGAATCCGCGTCCCGGTGGTGATGTCTATCTCACACCGATGAACATGACCACGAAACCCTCCGATGGCAGTAAAGCCGGTAAGCAGAAGGATAACGCCAATGCAGACGAAACAACGTCTTGATGTACCGCTGAGTCTGAAATCTGTCAGTGACTCCGGTGAGTTTGAAGGGTATGGCTCCGTCTTTGGTGTAAAAGACAGCCACGATGATGTGGTGATGTCCGGGGCATTTGCTGCTTCCCTGCGGGCGTGGAGTGACAGAAAAGCGTTGCCTGCGCTGCTCTGGCAGCACCGCATGGATGAGCCCATCGGTGTTTACACCGAAATGAAGGAAGACGATGTCGGGCTTTACGTCAGGGGGCGGTTGCTCATTGATGATGATCCCCTGGCAAAACGCGCACATGCACACATGAAGGCCGGTTCGTTAACCGGCCTTTCTATTGGGTACGTCCTGAAGGACTGGGAATATGACCGGACGAAAGAAGCCTTTCTGCTGAAAGAAATCGACCTCTGGGAAGTCAGTCTGGTGACGTTTCCGTCTAACGACGAGGCGCGGATTAGCGACGTCAAGAACGCGCTGGCCCGCGGGGAAATCCCCGAACAGAAAAAAATCGAAAGAGTCCTGCGTGATGTCGGACTCTCCCGTACCCAGGCCAAAGCATTCATGGCCGGGGGCTATGGCGCACTGTCCCTGCGCGACGCTGAGGATGTGGGCTCTGCACTGAATGCACTGAAAAATCTGAACTTCTAATCAGGAGAAATACGATGGCGGTTGATATTAAAGATGTCGAACAGGTCGCGCAGGAGCTGCAGCAGAAGTTTGACGACTTCAAAGCAAAGAACGACAAGCGCGTGGATGCGATTGAGCAGGAAAAAGGCAAACTTGCCGGGCAGGTGGAAACCCTGAACGGGAAACTCAGCGAGCTGGAAAATCTCAAAAGCGATATTGAAAAAGAGCTGCTTGAGCTGAAACGTCCGGCAGGTGGTACGCAAAATAAACTGGCCACCGAGCATAAAGAAGCGTTTGTGGGCTTCCTGCGTAAAGGCCGTGAAGATGGTCTGCGCGATCTGGAGCGCAAGGCATTACAGGTGGGCACCGATGAAGACGGCGGCTATGCCGTGCCGGAAGCACTGGATCGCAACATTCTCACCCTGCTGAAAGATGAAGTGGTGATGCGCCAGGAAGCCACGGTGATCACCGTTGGCGGTTCCGACTACAAAAAACTGGTGAATCTGGGCGGCACGGCTTCCGGATGGGTGGGCGAGACTGACGCGCGCTCCCAGACTGCCACCTCAAAACTGGGACTGATTGAACCTTTCATGGGGGAAATCTACGGTAACCCGCAGGCCACCCAGAAAATGCTGGATGATGCTTTCTTCAACGTGGAGGCCTGGATCAACAGCGAGCTGGCAACCGAATTTGCCGAACAGGAAGAAATTGCCTTTACCTCCGGCGATGGTACCAAGAAGCCAAAAGGGTTCCTGGCGTATGAATCCACCGATGAAACCGATAAGGTCCGGGCGTTCGGCAAACTTCAGCATATTGTATCCGGCGAAGCGACGACGGTGACCGCAGACGCCATTATCAAACTGATTTACACGCTGCGTAAGGCACACCGCACTGGCGCGAAGTTCATGATGAACAACAACAGCCTGTTTGCCATCCGTCTGCTGAAAGACAGCGAGGGTAACTATCTGTGGCGTCCGGGGCTGGAGCTGGGGCAGCCGTCCTCTCTGGCGGGTTACGGTATCGCTGAAAACGAACAGATGCCGGATATCGCCGCTGATGCGAAAGCCATTGCATTTGGCAACTTCAAACGGGGTTACACCATCGTTGACCGTATCGGCACCCGCATTCTGCGCGACCCGTACACCAATAAACCGTTTGTCGGTTTTTATACCACCAAGCGCACCGGCGGGATGCTGGTCGATTCGCAGGCCATCAAACTGCTGAAGATTGCAGCGGCGTAATCACTCAGGGGCGCTGAACCGCGCCCCTGTTCTGAAGGGTGAAGAATCATGATCCTGAAACAAGATCTGAAATGGTCACCGGACGGTATGCGTGTTGAGGTCATTCGGGCCGGTGAGTATGACGACGGGGCGCTTCCTGCCCGGGTGCAGGAGATTGCACTTCAGGCCGGGTTAGCAGAGCGCGGAACCAGTGCAAAAAGCAGTAAAGCGACAAAAGAGAAAAAAGCCACGACCAGTAAAGAGGGCTGAGTATGCTTCTGACAATGGAAGAGATTAAAGCCCAACTCCGGCTGGATGAGGATTTCGATACTGATGACCGCCATCTGCAACTGCTGGCCTGTGCGGCACAAAAGCGGACGGAAACGTATCTGAACCGGAAGCTCTATGCACCGGATGAAACCATTCCGGACAGCGATCCGGACGGGCTGCACCTGCCGGATGATATTCGTCTGGGGATGCTGATGCTTATCAGCCATTTTTACGAAAACCGCTCGTCGGTTACGGAAGTGGAGAAACTCGACATGCCGCAGAGTTTTGGCTGGCTTGTCGGCCCGTACAGGTACTTTCCGCAATGAAAATTCGTCAGGCGCAGACCAGTGCAACCTACATTCTGCCGGACCCCGGCGAACTGAATAAACGCGTCCTGATCCGCCTGCGGGTGGATATGCCCGCGGATAACTTTGGCGTGGAGCCTCAATACCCGGTTACGTTCCGGACATGGGCGAAGGTTATCCAGACCAGTGCCACCACCTGGCAGGAAACCGCGCAGACCGGGGACGCCATCACCCATTACATCACCATTCGTTACCGCCGGGGGATCACCGCTGATTATGAGGTGGTCTGCGGTGACAGTGTGTACCGGGTGAAACGTCAGCGCGATCTGAACGGGGCGCGGCGTTTTCTGCTGCTGGAGTGTACGGAGCTGGGCGAATGTAGGCAGAGTCACGGAGGCAACAATGACGACTTCCTTTTTGCACGTTGATTTTCAGCAGCCCGCGGAGATGCGCTTTAACCGCGCCCGTGTCCGGCGGGCGTTTGTCACGATTGGTCAGCGTCATATGCGTGATGCCCGTCGGCTGGTGATGCGCCGTGCGCGGTCGGCACCGGGTGAAAACCCCGGTTATCAGACCGGACGCCTGGCTCGTTCGATTGGTTACATGGTACCCAGAGCCAGTAAACATCGCCCTGGTTTTATGGCACGTATAGCCCCTAACCAGCGTAATGGAGAGGGAAACCGCCGTATCACCGGTGATTTTTATCCGGCTTTTTTGTTCTATGGCGTGAGGCGAGGGGCAAAGCGTCGTCGCAGCCATCATCGTGGTGCATCCGGTGGCAGCGGCTGGCGACTGGCTCCACGTAATAACTTCATGGTGGAAACGCTTGAAAAGAACCGCAGTTGGACACGCTATTTTCTGGCGCGGGAATTGCGTAAATCACTGAAGCCGGAGCGACGACACAGATGAAACTGACGCCTGTTATTGCTGCACTGCGTGCCCGCTGTCCGTATTTTGAAAACCGGGTCGCAGGCGCGGCCCAGTTCAAAAATCTGCCGGAGGTCGGAAAGCTGAAACTCCCGGCGGCATATGTTGTACCGGGTGATGATTCTCCGGGAGAAAACAAAAGCCAGACCGACTACTGGCAGGAGCTGAAAGAGGGTTTCTCCGTGGTTGTCATACTGAGTAACGGGCGTGATGAGCGCGGTCAGTTTGCCTCGTATGATGTGGTGGACGATGTCCGGCAGATGCTCTTTAAGGCTCTGCTGGGCTGGAACCCGGAGGCGTGCGGTAACCCGATTACCTATGACGGCGGCACGCTGCTGGATCTGAATCGTCATGAGCTGATTTATCAGTTCGATTTTTCGGTCATCAGCGAGCTGACCGAAGACGATACCCGCCAGCAGGATGATCTGAACAGTCTGGATGAACTGCAAACGCTGGCGATTGATGTTGATTATCTCGAGCCCGGTAACGGGCCTGACGGCGATATCGAACATCACACCGAAATAACCCTTCCTTCCTGAGGATCCTCATGTTTGTCAAACCTGTTAAAGGGCGGTCAGTTCCTGACCCTGCCCGCGGCGACCTTTTGCCCGCCGAAGGGCGAAATGTTGACGAGAACAACTACTGGCTGCGCCGTGAAGCAGCGGGTGATATCCGGCGCGTGAATAAAAAGGTGAATACCGATGACGATAAGCTTTAACACCATTCCGTCGAATACGCTGGTTCCGTTGTTTTATGCGGAAATGGATAACTCGGCGGCGAATACTGCACAGGACAGTGGAGCATCGCTGCTGATTGGTCATGCCAATAACGGTGCAGAGATTGTTGCCAACAGTCTGGTACTGATGCCGTCGGCAGACTATGCACGCCAGATTTGTGGTGCGGGAAGTCAGCTGGCGCGTATGGTCGAGGCTTATCGCCAGACTGACCCGTTTGGCGAGCTGTATGTGATTGCCGTTCCTGAATCCACAGGCGCGGCGGCAACGGTTACGCTGACGGTGACCGGGGAAGCAACCGAAAGCGGCACGGTGAATGTCTATGTGGGACGTACCCGCGTGCAGGCTCCGGTGACCAACGGCGATAACGTCACGACGATTGCCAGCAGTATCAAAGATGCCATCAATGCCGTTCCGACTCTGCCGTTTACAGCTTCATCTTCGGCTGGTGTTGTCACGCTGACCGCGCGTCATAAGGGGCTTTGCGGGAATGAAATTCCTGTCAGCCTCAATTACTACGGCTTCGGTGGGGGCGAAGTGCTGCCAGCGGGCGTACAGATTGCCGTGGCGACGGGGACCGCCGGAACGGGCGCTCCGGTTCTCACCGGCGCGGTGGCTGCAATGGCGGATGAGCCGTTTGATTATATCGGTCTGCCGTTCAACGACACGGCCTCCGTTAACACGCTGGTGACCGAGATGAACGATACCAGCGGTCGCTGGAGCTATGCGCGTCAGCTGTATGGTCATGTGTATACGGCAAAGATCGGCACGCTGTCAGAACTGGTGACCGCAGGTGACCAGTTTAACCAGCAGCACATTACCCTGGCGGGGTACGAAAAAGACACCCAGACGCCTGCCGACGAGCTGGCGGCAAGCCGTACCGCCCGCGCAGCGGTGTTTATCCGCAACGATCCGGCACGTCCCACGCAGACCGGTGAGCTGGTGGGTATGCTGCCTGCGCCGAAGGGGAAACGGTTCACGATGACCGAACAACAGACCCTGCTGTCTCATGGCGTGGCAACGGCGTATGTCGAAAGCGGGGTACTGCGCATTCAGCGTGATGTCACCACGTACAGGAAAAACGCTTACGGGGTTGCGGATAACAGCTACCTCGACAGCGAGACGCTGCATACCAGCGCGTATGTACTGCGCAAACTGAAATCCGTCATTACCAGTAAGTACGGGCGTCACAAGCTTGCCAGTGACGGTACCCGCTTTGGTCCCGGTCAGGCGATTGTCACCCCGGCGGTGATCAAAGGGGAACTGCTGGCAACCTACCGTCAGCTCGAGCGTGCGGGGATCGTGGAAAACTACGAACTGTTCAAGCAGTACCTGGTTGTGGAGCGTGATGCCAGCGATCAGAACCGCCTGAACACGCTGTTCCCGCCTGACTATGTTAACCAGTTGCGTGTCTTTGCCGTGGTTAACCAGTTCCGTCTTCAGTATTCAGAGGAGTCTGCATAATGGCCCGTATCGGGGGAACCTGTTATTTCAAAATTGACGGTCAGCAGCTATCGCTGACCGGCGGCATTGAGGTGCCCATGAACAGGACGGTCAATGATGACATCATCGGCCTGGACGGCTCAGTGGACCGCAAGGAAACTCACCGTGCGCCTTATGTCAAAGGGACCTTCAAGGTGCCGAAGAATTTTCCGGTGAACAAAATCACCTCGTCTGATGAGATGACAATCACTGCCGAGCTGGCGAACGGTCAGGTCTATGTACTGTCGTCTGCCTGGCTGCACGGCGAAGCGAACCATAATGCCGAAGAAGGCACGGTTGATCTTGAGTTCCACGGTGAAGAAGGGGATTACCAGTAATGAAAGAGCTTGAGTTAAAGAAACCGATTACCGCTCATGGCGAGACACTCTCCGTACTGGAGTTTGATGAGCCCACCGGGAAAGATGTCCGCGAGCTGGGATATCCCTACCAGATGAATCAGGATGAGTCCGTCAGACTTCTGGCGCATGTGGTGTCGAAATACATCGTGCGGCTGGCGAAAGTGCCGCAAAGCTCTGTCGACCAGATGTCTCCGGCAGACCTGAATGCAGCGGCGTGGCTTGTGGCCGGTTTTTTCCTCCAGGCCTGACGGCTGAATACCTCACTGATCGCTTCTTTGACTGCGCCAGTTACTGGCGCATTAATCCTTTCGAATTGCTGAATATGCCGATCAGTGAAATTCCCTTACTGGTCAGTCAGGCAAACAGGATAGAGCAGGAGAAACGCACACATGGCTGAATTTGAGCTTAAGGCGTTGATCACCGGTGTCGACAGGCTTTCTCCCGCGCTGTCGAAAATGCAAAAGAAAATCCGGGGATTTAAACGCCAGGCGGAAGAAGCGTCACAGGGTGGGCTGGCGCTTGGTGGCGGACTGGCAGCGGGTCTGACGCTTTCCCTGAAATCTTATGCCGATCAGGAAAACGCCGCCACCGGGCTGAAAGTCGCCATGATGGATGCGAACGGCGAGGTTGGAAAGAGCTTTCAGGACATCAATAAACTGGCTATTGGCCTGGGTAACCAGCTACCCGGTACAACGGCTGATTTCCAGAACATGATGCAGATGCTGGTGCGTCAGGGGATCCCGGCAGAAAACATTCTGGGTGGTGTGGGTAAAGCGACAGCTTATCTTGCGGTACAACTGAAAAAAACACCGGAAGCGGCTGCCGAGTTTGCAGCAAAGATGCAGGATGCTACCGGAACGGCCTCAGAAGACATGATGGGGCTGTTCGACACAATTCAGAAGGCGTTTTATCTGGGCGTTGACGACACCAACATGCTGTCCTTCTTCACTAAAACCAGCTCTGTTCTGAAGATGGTGAATAAGGACGGTCTTCAGGCTGCACAGAGTCTTGCCCCCATCAGTGTCATGATGGATCAGATGGGGATGAACGGGGAGTCGGCAGGTAATGCCCTGCGAAAAGTTATCCAGTCCGGATTAAGCGTTAAGAAAATCAGGGACGTCAATAAAATCATGGCCCGCCAGAAACTCGGGGTACAGCTCGATTTTACTGATGGCAAAGGGAGTTTTGGCGGTCTTGATAACATGTTCAGGCAACTGGCAAAGCTGCGAAAACTGACCGACGTTAAGCGAACCGGTGTACTTAAGGCAATATTTGGTGATGATGCCGAAACCCTTCAGGTGGTCAATGCGCTGATCGATAAAGGAAAAGATGGCTACGATCAGATCCAGCAGAAGATGAATAAACAGGCCAGCCTGAATAAACGTGTTCAGGCACAGCTTGGTACGCTGTCCAACCTGTGGGAGGCAATGACAGGGACCGCAACTAACGGCCTTGCGGCTATTGGCGGCGCATTTTCTGGTGACGCTAAAAATATCACGCAATGGCTGGGGGAGTTGGGGGAGAAATTCACGAAGTTTGCGGATGAAAATCCCCGGGTTATTCGCGGTGTCGTCGGGCTTGCTGCCGGTCTTGCGATTCTGAAACTGGGATTGATGGGCGTTGGCGGTGCCATCAGTATTGTCAGCAGGATCATGTCGATGACGCCGATTGGCATGATTGCGACGGCGATAGCCCTGGCTGCAGGATTAATTATCACTAACTGGGATGTTGTCGGACCTTATTTTAAGAAACTCTGGGAAACCATTGGTCCTTATTTTGAAGCTGGCTGGGAACTCCTTAAGAAAGTTTTTGCCTGGTCGCCGCTGGGGATGGTGATCAATAACTGGGGGCCGGTTGTTAAGTGGTTTCAGGATATGTGGGACAAGCTGAAGCCAATTATTGAGTGGTTTACCGACAGTTCCGGTGACACAGTCGATGCCATTAACTCTGCGCAGTGGGGCGCGGGTGCTTATGATGCTTATGGGACGGGAATACCGGCGCGGGGATACATACCTTATCCGGCGGTGGATCCGGCTCAGTCAAACAACGCCTCCGATGCCACAGGCCCGAATCCCTTCATGATTAACAAAGCTTCTGCGCCAAAAGTTGATGGTGAGATCAAGGTATCTTTTGTGAATTCGCCTCCGGGTATGCGGGTTACGGAAACACGTTCCAGTAGCATTGATATTAATCACGATGTTGGGTACACCAGATTTAGGTAAAGACGAACAGGGAGGGCCGCCCCTCCCTGAACTTACTGTGCGAACACGCAATTTCGGCCTGATGGGGAGCCGACAATTCTGGACATTTTTTCGCAAATAACAGCTACCTGTTCTCCTTTTTTAAGAGCAGCAGCTGTTGATTTTTCAGAGTCTTGCATCTCCATTCTTGCTGGCATGAATTCATTTTCAGTTCTGAATTTAATAATTATAGAGTCAGTAAAGTCCTTATCAATGGATTGTACGATACCTCTAACGGCGATTAATTTACCTTTTAACTGTTCATCGGTAGCGACTTCATTTTCTTCATACTCTTTAAACAGCTGTCGAGCAGTAGTGTTGTAGATTTCTTTTTGCGGTGCCGCAGCTTCCGTATCGGATGAGTATGAAGAATTAGAGCCTTTATCGTTATTGCCTGCAAAATATCCAATAATCACCAACCCGATGAAAATATATAAAATCCATTTTAATAATTTCTTCATGTTATCACCTTAATGCTAATAATTTATATGGTTACAAATGGTAATGGCTACCACTACAAATTATGGCATTACCAGTAAATATTACTACTGATAATAAATATGGGACTTATATGACGTGGAAAGACAGACTTCAGGACGCGTCATTTCGCGGTGTGTCGTTTAAGGTTGAAGAAGAAAGTGCGGGAACCGGCCGTCGTGTGGAAACACACGAATACCCGAACCGCGACAAACCCTATACCGAAGACCTGGGAAAAATCACTTTCCGCCCGTCCATCACGGCTTATGTGGTGGGCGATGACTGCTTTGACCAGCGCGATCGCCTGATTGACGCGCTGAATAAACCCGGTCCCGGCACGCTTGTCCATCCGACATACGGTGAGCTGAAAGTCTGTGTTGACGGGGAGGTTCGGGTCAGCACATCGAAGAGTGAAGGGCGTATTGTCCGCTTTGACCTGAAGTTTGTCGAAGCGGGAGAACTCTCTTACCCCACATCAGGTGCGGCGACGGCGCAGACGCTGATGTCATCCTGTTCTGCACTGGATGACTGCATCAGTGACAGTTTCAGTGGTTTCAGTATCGATGGCGTGGCAGATTTTGTGCAGAACGACGTCGTCGGTAATGCCGGCACAATGCTGGAGTATGTTTCTGATGCGATGAAAGTGGTGGATTCTGCCGTATCGGATGCCGCCAGGCTGTTGCAGGGGGATATCTCGGTACTTCTGCCGCCGCCATCGTCAGGCAAAAATTTCGTTGAGCAGGTGCAGAAAATGTGGCGTACCGGGAAACGTCTTTATGGTAACGCCAGCGACCTGGTCACCATGATCAAAACGCTTTCCGGTGTCAGCCTCGGCAGCGATCTGCAACCGCGCGGCGTCTGGAAAACGGACAGTAAAACCACCGCTACGGCGACGCAGCAGCGTAACGTGGTTGCCAGCACCCTTCGTACGACCGCAATCAGCGAAGCGGCGTATGCCGTCACCCGATTGCCTGCGCCAACAACTTCCGCGGTGATGCAGAATGCCGCAGTGGGGCAGGCAACAACAGCTGCGCAGAGCACCGGCTGGCCTTCCGTCACGCATCCGGCACTGAACAATGCACCGGCGGTGAAAAACACGGTTGATCTGCCGACGTGGGAAGAACTGACTGACATTCGCGACACACTGAATACGGCAATTGATAAGGAGTTGTCCCGTACAACCAGTGATGCGCTGTTTCTGGCGCTGCGCCGGGTGAAAGCAGATCTGAATGCGGATATCAACACGCGCCTTGAACAGTCTGCACGGATCATTCAGCGCACGCCGGATGAGGTTTTACCCGCGCTGGTGCTGGCGGCGACCTGGTTTGATAACGCGGCGCGTGACGCGGACATTATCCGGCGTAATGCCATTACGCATCCCGGCTTTGTGCCGGTGATCCCTCTGAAGGTGCCAGTGCAATGAACGATAACGTCACGCTACGGGTAAATGGCCGGGAGTGGAATGGCTGGACATCGGTGCGCATCGGTGCCGGTGTTGAACGACTGGCGCGGGATTTCAGTGTGGAGATCACCCGCCAGTGGCCGGGAGATGAGGGTATCACCACGCTTCAGCCGCGCATTAAAAACGGTTCAAAAGTGGAGGTGCTGATTGGTGATGAGCTGGTGATCACCGGCTGGGTGGAGGCGACGCCCGTTCGTTACGATGCCCGTTCGGTCAGCACCGGTATTGCCGGACGCAGTCTGACCGCTGACCTGATTGACTGTGCAGCCGAACCGACACAGTTTAACGGACGATCGCTGGTACAGATTGCGCAGGCGCTTGCTGCGCCTTTCGGCATTGAGGTGGTGAACAGCGGTGCGCCGTCGGGTGTTATTCCTGAAGTCCAGCCTGATCACGGTGAAACGGTGATTGAGGTAATCAACAAAATACTCGGTCAGCAGCAGGCGCTGGCTTATGACGACCCGCACGGCAGGCTGGTGATTGGCGGTATTGGCTCAACGCGGGCACATACCGCGCTGGTACTTGGGGAAAACATCCTTTCCTGTGATACGGAGAAGAGTATCCGGGAGCGGTTTTCAGTTTACCAGGTGGCGGGGCAGCGTGCCGGAAACGACGATGATTTCGGTGAGGCCACCACCACCGCGCTGCGGGCCCGCACAGAGGACGCATTTATTGCCCGTTACCGTCCGATGTATATCAGGCAGACAGGGCAGGCCACGGGGGCAGGCTGTATTGCGCGTGCTGACTTTGAAGCCCGACAACGGGCGGCGCGGACGGATGAAACCACCTATGTGGTGCAGGGCTGGCGACAGGGTAACGGTACGCTGTGGCAGCCCAACCAGCGGGTGATTGTCTTCGATCCGGTCTGTGGTTTCGACAATACCGAACTGCTTGTCTCGGAAGTCACGTTTACTCAGGACCAGAACGGCACCCTGACGGAAATCCGTGTCGGCCCACCTGATGCTTATCTGCCTGAACCCGAAGCCCCCGGCGCGCGGAAAAAGAAAAAAGCCAGAGTACAGGAGGACCCGTTCTGATGAGGACGATTGAAGCCATGCAGCGACAACTCCTCGGCCTGATTGGGCGGGCAGTGGTGAAAAGCATCAGTGCCGCCACGAAATGTCAGACCGTGGATGTGTCCCTGATTGCCGGTGAACCTAAAGCCGGGGTTGAACATCTTGAACCCTACGGTTTTACCGCAAGGGCAAACAGCGGTGCGGAAGCAGTGGTGTTGTTTCCGGATGGTGACCGTTCTCATGCGGTGGTTGTTACGGTGTCGGACCGGCGCTACCGCCTGAAAGGGCTGCAGACGGGTGAGGTGGCGGTCTATGACGATCAGGGGCAGTCCGTGACGCTGACCCGGGAGGGGATCGTGGTGGACGGTGCAGGTAAAACGATCACGTTTCGCAATGCACCTGAAGCACGTTTTGAAATGGACCTGGAAGTGACAGGACAGGTGAAAGACCTGTGCGACTCCGGCGGCACCACCATGTCAGCGATGCGGCTTGCCTATAACGGCCATCGTCACAGAGAGAACGGTCAGGGCAGTAACACCGATAAACCTGATAAAGCGATGGAGGCATGATGGAACTGTGGCTGACGGTGAACGGTAAACGCACCTGCGCCAGCGCACCGCTGGATCCGCTGACCCGCGCCGTGGTGATTTCCCTGTTTACCTGGCGGCGGGCGGAGCCTGATGACAACGCCGACGTCCCGATGGGATGGTGGGGGGATTCCTGGCCTGCGGTACAGAATGACCGTTACGGCTCCCGACTGTGGCTGCTTCAGCGCAGCAAACTGACCAATCAGCTGGTGCAGACGGTAAGGGGATATATCCGCGAATGCCTGCAATGGATGATTGATGACGGCGTGGTGTCCCGTATTGATCTGGATATCCGCCGCACCGGGATTAATGAGCTGGGTAACAGTATCACCCTCTGGCGTCGTGACGGACCGGTAATGATTTCTTTTGATGATCTGTGGAGTGCGATAACGCATGGCGGACAGTGAATTTCAGCGCCCGACGCTGGCAGAAAATATCAGTATGCTCCGTAACGATTTATTCGCCAGGCTGGACGTCAGCGACACGCTCCGGCGCATGGATGAAGACGTGCGGGCAAAGGTGTATGCGGCGGCGCTGCATACGGTTTACGGGTACATCGATTATCTGGCAATGAACATGCTGCCTGACCTGTGCGATGAGTTCTGGCTGGCGCGACATGCTGCGATGAAACGGTGTCCGCGCAAGGGTGCCACAGCTGCCAGCGGGTATATGCGCTGGGAAGGCGTCAGCGATGGCCTGAAGGTGACCGCCGGGAGTGTTATTCAGCGCGATGACCTGGTTCAGTACACGGCAACTGCCGATGCAACCAGCTCCGGTGGTGTCCTGCGCGTGCCGATCGCCTGCTCAAGTGCAGGCGCGGTCGGTAACGCTGACGACGGTACGTCATTAATCCTGGTCACGCCGGTGAATGGTCTGCCGTCTTCCGGCGTGGCAGATACCCTGACAGGTGGATTTGATACTGAAGAGCTGGAAACGTGGCGCGCCCGCGTCATTGAGCGGTATTACTGGACACCTCAGGGCGGGGCTGACGGGGACTATGTCGTCTGGGCTAAAGAAGTGCCCGGCATTACCCGCGCATGGACATACCGTCACTGGATGGGAACGGGAACTGTCGGTGTGATGATTGCCAGCAGTGACCTGATTAATCCCATTCCGGAAGAATCAACGGAAACGGCAGCAAGACAACATATCGGGCCACTGGCCCCGGTGGCAGGCTCTGATTTGTATGTATTCAGGCCGGTGGCACATACGGTGGATTTTCATATCCGCGTGACGCCGGACACACCAGAAATACGAGCCGCCATTACTGCGGAGTTGCGTTCGTTCCTGCTGCGTGATGGTTATCCGCAGGGAGAACTGAAGGTGTCGCGTATCAGTGAAGCGATTTCCGGTGCGAACGGGGAATACAGCCATCAGTTGCTTGCACCGGCGGACAATATCTCCATTGCAAAAAATGAACTGGCGGTTCTGGGGACGATTTCATGGACGTGACAAACGATGATTACATCCGTCTGTTGTCGGCACTGTTGCCCCCCGGTCCGGTGTGGTCAGCCAACGATCCGGCGATTGCCGGTGCGGCACCGTCATTAACCCGCGTTCATCAGCGTGCGGATGCCCTGATGCGGGAGCTGGACCCGCGCACTACCACTGAACTGATAAACCGCTGGGAGCGTCTGTGCGGTCTGCCGGATGAATGTATTCCCGCAGGGACACAGACCCTTCGCCAGCGTCAGCAACGGCTGGATGCGAAGGTTAACCTGGCAGGCGGCATCAATGAGGATTTTTACCTTGCACAGCTTGCTGCCCTGGGCAGACCAGACGCCACCATCACGCGATACGATAAAAGCACCTTCACATGCTCATCGGCCTGCACTGACGCGGTGAATGCGCCGGAATGGCGGTATTACTGGCAGGTCAACATGCCAGCCGCCACCAACACCACCTGGATGACATGTGGCGATCCCTGTGATTCCGCACTGCGTATCTGGGGCGACACCGTTGTCGAGTGTGTGCTTAACAAACTCTGCCCGTCGCATACCTACGTAATTTTTAAATATCCGGAGTAATCCATGCATCGTATAGACACGAAAACCGCGCAGAAGGATAAGTTCGGCGCGGGTAAGAACGGTTTTACCCGTGGTAACCCCCAGACCGGCACGCCTGCCACCGATCTGGATGATGACTACTTTGACATGTTGCAGGAGGAGCTTTGCAGCGTGGTGGAGGCATCCGGTGCCAGCCTGGAGAAGGGGCGAAACGACCAGTTGCTTACCGCGCTTCGTGCGTTGCTGTTAAGCCGCAAGAATCCGTTTGGCGATATCAAATCGGATGGCACTGTGCAAACGGCTCTCGAAAACCTTGGTTTGGGAGAAGGTTCGGCATTACCCGTTGGTGTGCCTGTTCCGTGGCCTTCCGCCACTCCGCCAACAGGCTGGCTGAAATGTAATGGTGCTACCTTTGATAAGGTGAAATATCCCAACCTTGCCAAAGCATACCCTTCAGGGAAACTGCCTGATTTACGTGGTGAGTTTATTCGTGGCTGGGATGACGGACGTGGCATTGATGCAGGACGTGCTTTATTGAGCATTCAGGCTGGGATGCTGGAGAAGCACCGCCATATTGTTGTTGCCAACGATGGCTATGATTCAGGTGAAGAATGGGAGCTGGCTACAATTTTTCAGAACACATACACACAAGGTCGGGGGCTTGACGCCGTTTTTACAGGGGGAACCCTTATTCCGGCTCCGAGGTTGCATTCACGAGGAAGTATTGGTAACACGGGCGGGAACGAAACACGACCGCGCAATATTGCATTTAACTTTATTGTGAGGGCTGCATAATGAATCACGCGGTATTAAATAACGAACTTATTGCCGTGCAGGAAGGAAACATTATCGTTTACAACTATGACAGTGAGACGCGGGAATATATTTCTGCATCAACTGAATATCTTGCTGTGGGTGTCGGTATTCCGGCATATTCCTGTTTAGACGCTCCAGGTACACATAAGGCTGGTTATACAATTTGCCGTTCTGTGGATTTAAAATCATGGGAATATGTGTCAGACCATCGTGGTGAAATTGTCTATAGCACCGAAACAGGGGAATCAAAAGAAATCAAAACTCCGGGTGATTACCCTGAAAATACAACCACTATCGCCCCGTCAACGCCATACGATAAATGGGATGGTGAGAAATGGGTGACAGATACTGAGGAGCTACATCACGTCGCAGTAGAAACGGCAGAAACACAGCGTCAGTCAATGATTGAAACTGCAATGGCTTCCATTAGTCTGATTCAACTGAAATTGCAGGCCGGGCGGAAGCTGATGCAGGCAGAGACCACCCGACTTAACACTGTGCTGGATTACATTGACGCGGTGACGGCAACAGATACCAGCACAGCGCCGGATGTTATCTGGCCTGAACTGCCGGAGGCGTAGGCCATTCAATATCTGGAGCACTGGAAATATCGACCACTTCCAGTGCGTCCAGATAATCCAGCCACAAATTATATTGCGCCAGTTCCTCACCTTTCAGACGACCAATAGCTGCTTTACCAGGCCATTGCCTGCTGTTCATGTGTTCGTTGGCAGTATCTATGCGCTTCTGACGCTCGTATTCTGCCATTTTTATCAGTTCTTCAGGTTCCAGTGGCGGAATATTACCCCATACGGGATAACCATCATCATCCGCAATCCTCATTTTTCCCTCTGGTGGCTTCTGAAATGCAGAAAAAGTTTCTTCATCAACCTCCACGCCTTTTTCTGGCCATAACCCCACGGATTCATAATGTAATTTCAAAGCCAACGGATAGAAGGCGTTAGTTTTTGCATCATAAATATATTTGTTCATTTTTATTTCCCTATTGCAATCCAGTTAGCGCCAGCACCCGTTCCGCCAGTACGAGAACTCATTAAATAAAATGCAAGTAGTCCGCCTCCTGCCGGAGTTGTCGCAAAGGCAGGGCAATCTGTCGCACCGTTAACTGCACTGTCAAAAGACGTGGCAATACGATAACCAGATGTAAAAGGAATCGGGAAGTTTACAGTTGTTGGATAGCCGATTGGCCCTGCAATACTGACGCCAAACTGTATGATTGTACCATCCGGAAATTTCATCCAGCCTGGCCCCGACGTGAAGCTAGCCATATCCGGGATCTGATTTACCCCGGTTCCAACCTCCCGTTTTGCCGCTTCTCCCAAACCAACGTTTATGAAAATACAGAAATAACGAGCAAATGGCATCATTCCTGCTTTTGTCAGGGAGATCTACCATGCTTATTGGCTATGTACGTGTGTCAACAAATGACCAGAACACAGATCTACAACGTAATGCGCTGAACTGTGCAGGATGCGAGCTGATTTTTGAAGACAAGATAAGCGGTACAAAGTCCGAAAGGCCGGGACTGAAAAAACTGCTCAGGACATTATCGGCAGGTGACACTCTGGTTGTCTGGAAGCTGGATCGGCTGGGGCGTAGTATGCGGCATCTGGTCATTCTGGTTGAGGAGTTGCGCGAACGTGGCGTTAATTTTCGCAGCCTGACGGATGCTATTGATACCAGCACACCGATGGGGCGTTTTTTCTTTCATGTGATGGGTGCCCTGGCTGAAATGGAACGAGAACTGATTGTTGAACGAACAAAAGCTGGACTGGAAGCTGCTCGCGCACAGGGACGAATTGGGGGACGTCGTCCCAAACTTACACCAGAACAATGGGCGCAGGCCGGGCGATTAATTGCATCAGGCGTTCCTCGCCAGAAGGTGGCGATCATCTATGATGTTGGTATATCGACACTGTATAAGAAGTTTCCGGTCGGAGATAAATGAAACCGTAGCATGTCGTATGCAAGATCGTGCGCGGTTGGCTGGTGAACTTCCGATATTGCAAGTATTGAATTATTTCCAGCCGTTATCGATTTTACGTATTTTTTTGTATGAGAGGATTTGCACCTCCTCCCACCGACCATCTATGACTGTACGCCACTATCTTTAGGACTGCTATGTGCCAGAGGAAGACGTTTATTTTTACATTGGAAAAACGCTTGGATCGGTGAACATAAAGACGAGTTTTCCAGATAGAACGCCTGGTCAGTACTGGCAGACCAGACTGAATTTTATCAGGAAAATTTACGGGAGCCTATGACGCAGAGGATGACACCGAATGTAATCAGTATCATCAGCGGACTAATGGCTTCATGCAGCAGTGTGGCTGACAGACCCAATCCAAAGAAAGGCTGTAATAGCTGTAGCTGACCGACAGCTGCAATCCCGCCAGTAGCCAGTCCCTTATACCAGAATATAAAGCCAATCAGCATGCTGAATAGCGAGACGTAGGCCAGAGCGAACCAGGCCGATGTAGAAATCCCGCCAAAAGTATCGGGTATTGTCATCAATGAGGCCAACACCATAAAAGGCAGGGAAATAATCAGTGCCCAGCTAATGACTTGCCATCCCCCAAGCACTCGGGTCAGTTTTGCGCCTTCTGCATACCCAAGTCCACAAATAACCACAGCGGCAAGCATAAGAAGATCGCCTGTCAGGGAGACTGTATCACTTTGCATGAAGGCAAACCCTATCACCAGTAGGCTACCCAGAACAGAAAAAATCCAGAACGCTATTGTTGGTCGTTCACCACCTCGTAGTACCCCAAAAATCGCTGTACTAAGCGGCAGTAGCCCTAAATAAACGATCGAGTGGGCCGCATCAATATGCTTTAGCGCCATCGCTGTAAGTAAGGGAAAGCCAACAATGACGCCCACAGACACAATAATTAGCGGTGCGAACTGAGCGGCTTGTGGGCGTTTTTCACGAAAGTAATAAACAAGAATCACCGCCAGCGTACCGGCAATGGATGCCCGGAGGAAAGTCAGAAAAAACGGATCCATATCAAGCACGGCAACACGTGTGGCCGGTAGGGAACCACTAAAAATGATGACGCCCAACAGACCGTTGACCCAACCAGATACTGAACTTGCCGCCATTTTATCTGCCACTGAATTCTCCAT